ATGAAAATAGGTAGGAAAGTATATTTTGTGATGAAAACATGTATTTTTAATTTATTTTGCTGTCCAAATAGAATAATAAGAATCTTAATTATTGAACAAAATAAAAATATATGTTTTCATCACAAAAATTACTTTCCTATCTATTTGATTAAGAATTTCTTTTTGAATTAAAATAGATAGGAAAGTATATTTTGTGATGAAAACATGAATTTTTAATTTGTGTCACTGTCTAAATCGGACAATACGAACCTCAACGGCAGAATAAGTTAAAAATAAATATTTTGAATCAAATAGAATGTATTTTTATTTAATCTGCTGTATAAATCGAATAATATGAACATTGATATTGATTTGAATTAATTTAAGTAGAAATGTATTTTTAGTGACAAAAATATGCATTTTTAATTATTTTGCTGTCCAAATTAACTGATATGAATCACCACTAATAATACGTTGCTGTTTATTTGATTAAGAAATTATATGGATTCGATTTAAGAATATGATTTTTGATTGCTATGCGGTTAAATCCATCTTTTTTTTGTCGCATAAAATGCATTCCCACCTAAATTTATCTAAAATAATTTATTAATCAGATCCATGTGAATATATTTTTGATGCTCGAATAAATTAAAAATGCATGTTTTGGTCGCTAAAAATACATTTCTATCCAACTTGAATAATGTAAATCGCGTGCGGTCGAATAGAAATATTTATCTGTTTGATTAAGAAATTATTCAGCTGTCCCGTCCTATTTTCTCAGTTGCCTAAATCAGACGATATGAATCTTAATAGCCTAACAATTAAAAATACACATTTTCATCACAAAAATATCGTTCCTACATGTTTAATTAAGAAATTATTTTTGAATCAAAATATATAGGAATGATATTTAGAATCAAACGGATATGGTTCCTATCGACAACTAAAATTTACTTTATTAAATAAATTTTAAAAATCATTTCGTATAACCACAATAAATTCCTAATGTATTTATCATATTCGTTTCGGTATTACTAGTACCATATATACCTGTAATGACACCATCGCGCCCACAATCAAGATTTGTTTCGGGCGTATTCATCCTTGTCGCAAACGATCTTTGGTTGCCATTTTTATCATATATAATTATTTTTCCGACAGAATCCCATTCACTGCCGGCCCAAGCTTGTATTCGCTGATATCCTCCAACTGGCGGTTTACCGTTTTGCCATCCTACTGTGAAGTCGGTATGACCATGTAGACCCCCAAAGAATTTTGTCCCAGTTGAACCAGTACATTGTCCACCGATACCATGTAAACCGGAGTCAGATGCGACAGATAATGTTTCAATATGTTCCCCGTTTGCACACATCATTTCAAATGGCGTATACACGTCACGTGATCGAGTTGCGTCTAGCTTTCCACATCGTGTGATATCCTTACCTATACAAGTCGATCCAGTTGGTCCAGTGACATCGCCCGGCGATCCAGTAGATCCGTTTGATCCTGTTGAGCCTGTTGGACCAGGTGCGGGTGTTTGAGCCGCATCTAACGTAACTTTTGCAGTTGCAATAATCGTAGGATCTTCCTTACTTTTTGCAGATACAACAACTGCCCCGCTACTGGCACTAGCTGTAAATACTCCGGTCGCCGGATTGATTACACCTAAAGATGGATTATCAACCGACCAATCTACAGCGGTATTTGTAGCACCTTTTACGGTTGCGGTAAATTTTTGCGTTTTTCCTTTTTCGACTATTGCGAACTCTGGCAGAATATTTACTATTACACTTGTCCGAAAATAAAACCAATATATTATGAAACCGATAATAATAAGTAATATTAACGCTATGATACCGACAAATAATTTTGTGTTATTCGATTTCATTTATATATTTATATGTGATTAAAAATTATGGTATCTTTTGAAGAATAAAAATCTTCGATATGATTAGATATGAATTATAACAAATTCCAAATACTTGAATTTGATCTGAAAGATATGGTTATGGATCCTGCAATTGTTATGATTGCTAAACGTGGTACTGGTAAAAGTTGGATAACGCGAGATATTATTTATCATTACAGACATATACCTGGCGGTGCTGTTATCGCACCAACTGATAAGCTGAACTCATTTTATAAATTTTTCTTTCCAGATATATACATACATTATGAAATTAAACCGGAAGTATTGAGTAAAATATTAGCCAGACAACAACTTATGATTGATAAAGCGAAAGATAAAAAAAAGAAAGGAATAAAAGTAGATCCATCTGGAATATTAATTATGGATGATTGTTTGAGTCAGAAAAAAACATGGGCGAAGGATCAAAATATTACGGAGATATTGATGAACGGGCGACATTTTAGGTTGACATATGTCCTGACGATGCAAACTCCTTTGGGAATAACTCCTGATTTGAGATTAAATTTTGATTATGTATTTTTATTAAAAGAGGATTCTCATATTAATAAAAAGAAATTATACGAAAATTATGCTAGTATGTTTCCTAGTTTAGCATATTTTGAAAAAGTATTTACGGAATGTACTAGAGATTTTTGTTCTATGGTGATTGATAATAGAAAACCAACTGATACAGTGCAAGAAAAAGTATTTTGGTTTAAAGCTAAAGATAGAAAATTTACATTTGGATCTAAAAAATTTGTTGGTATTCATAAAAAATATTATGATCCCGAATTTTTACGTAAACGTGTTGCCGAACAATTGTGCGATAATGCTAGATTGTTTGGTAAAAAGAAGAATGAGGTCGAAATTAGAATCGAAAAAGTTTAATCATAAATTATTAATTTATGATTAAATATCTAATTGCATACGTTCGCTAGTATTTTTTGGTGTCTCCTTGGCTGCCATAATTTCATCAAGCTCGGGATCAGCTAAATAATCCATCAAGGACTGAATATTATCATCATCTTCCTTATTTCCAGTAGAAGTAACTTTTTTTTCTGCAGACACAGTCTTTGCTTTTTTCTTCTGCTTTCTTTTTTCATTTGTAGTTTTTGATTGATTAGCTGCCGTTTCTGTTTCATTTTTAGATATCAATGCCTCTTTTCGTTTTTCAAATTCTTCTGTTTCGATAGATAAATTATCCAGATAGCATTTCATCGCATAATTAAGTCGCGCAAGTTGGACAGTAGCGTCTATATCTGATTGTGTAGCGAATGCGCACCATTTGCCGACTTCAAATATATGAATTTGATCTTCTTTGTACAATTTTTCTAATTTCATTGATCTTTTTTGCGCTTCTTCCAACGTTTGAAATAGACCTCTGATTTTAATACACATTTGCCCTAATCCTTTTATTTTTTCAGGAGAATAGATAGTAATGCATCCAAATTTTAACCCGACAGATTCATTTTCATCAAGATAATCAACGTTATTTACCTTAACCATTTCCTTATCCATGACTTCTCTGGCTGCCGCTTCTTCCTTAATTTGGTTTGTTGGTTTATTATTTTGGTTAATCATCTCCCATTCATATGCAGTAATTTTTCCTTTATCATACAATTGCTTCTGTAATTGTTGTAATTTAGCTTCTTGTCTATTTTTGACTTTTGTCGGTGCAGGAGTATAATTATTTCTGTTTTGTTCGGACATCAATTTAATCTTATCGACGTTTTCCCGTCTAGTTTTTTCTAAATTATTAAGTTTTGGATCCTTATACTGCAACGAATCAGATTTTGTTGCATCATCCCATGCATATAATTTCCCCAATTCCGCTAAATATACATCGTGATTCTGATTTTTATCTTTAATCTTAACTGCATCTTGATCACATAATTCATATGTGTTATATCCGTTATGCACTTTAAATCCATATATATCCAAATGTTTAGTTTTTTCAACCTTATTAGCCGTTAAAAAACTAATGCTACAATAGTTAATATTACCAAATGGTGCATCGTTTTCTATTTTATTCAAAATCGTAAATTTTTTTGTGTTCGCCATTATCTGTATATAAATCGCATCCATTTTTTAAATCATTATAATAACGCGCAAAATAGTTTTAATATTGATTAATATTATAATGGAAGACAATGATAAACAAATAAAAAAAGATATGACACTTATCATTAAAGAAAATAATAAACTCAAAAAAGAATTACTCGAAAAAAATACAATCATCAATTCAATCGTCAACCAAAACGTCACTGAAATAAAACTAATAAAAGATAAATATGAAGATATTCTTAAAAATTTAATGACTTCATACGATGATAATATTAAATATCTGAACAGTTCGTACGATATATACAAACATGGTTTAGAAAAAAGATTACGAGACACAATGAAAACACATTATAAATTAAATAATGAAAAATGTGATATCTTGTCAAAATATAATGATGAATTAACTAAAAAAATTAAATTACACGACGATATCAACGAAAAATTATTAATAACAAACTTCCAACTGAAAGAATCGGAATACGTTAAGAACATGACAATTGCACAACTAAATGATTTATCGTCCGTCCATAAAAATTGTACTAATATTATTTCAGCAGACGAAACGATAATACACAACCTACGAAATGAAAATAATCTCTTGCGATCTCAGATAGAATCATCAGATATTAATCAAATAAAAGAAATTAAAAACAAATATGACATGTTGTTATTCGACAGTATAAATAAACAAAATGATTTTGATGTACAGAATATGGAAATTTTAAATCTAAAAACAAATTATTCAAAAATAACAGAAATAAATAAATTGTTATACGCGGAAAAAAAAGATATGTCGATTAAGATGACAGAATACATCAACCAAATAGATAATTTAGCGATCAAAAATTTATCGCTAAATAAAACAGTTAATCTGATAACAATAGAGAAAGAAAATTTGTACCAAGAAAACCAACATTACATACGGGAATATGAAATAATTAAAAAAGAACTATACGAAATAAATTCAAATGCACTTGCTAAGACTGCCAAATTATATGCGGATTTTGAAAACGAAAGGCAAAAATATATTACTGATACAAATGACGTGCATGGAAAAAATATGTTAATTTTAAACGATCAAATTCAAGGAATGCAGCAACAGCATAATAAATATGTACAGGAAAAGGATAGTCAAATTAAAAGTTTGATGGATTATATAAAATCATTTACGGATAACCAACATGCCCTATTTTGTGACATGGAAACGTTAAAATCCGCAAACAATAAATTATCTGCAAGTCAATCGGATATTGATAAAATATTGTCAAAAATTCGTGCAGAATATGAGACAAAATTGAATGATTTATTAGATTCAGTTTCAAAAGAAAAAAATGCATTGATCGAAAATTATAAAGAAACTATTGCGAAAACACAAGAAACTAACGCAGCATTGGAAGAACGTTTAAATCAAACAGTTGATGCATTAAGTTTATCTAGAATTACAATTGCAAATATGAGAGACAATAATCTATCTTTGGAAAAAAAAATTCAAACAATGGATCGTGGCGATGATCATCATGATATGCGTATAGAAATATCATCATTGAAAGAAAAATTAGATAAATCGGTAGAACTTTGTAATACATATGGAATTAATGAAAAACGATACGAATTACAAATAAAACAATTGCAAACAAAATGTAATAAATTGATGATGGTAACTAAAAATATGAATGATTCATCTCTGAATAATTTAAAAACGAGCTCGGAATATATAGGTAATTATTGATTTTTTTCTTTTCAATATATATAAATATCATGGCAGATTATTACACGAATACCAGTGATTATGCACCATCCAAACCGATTGTAAGTTCAGAAATGAACCGACAACCATCCAGACAAGATAACATGTTTTCGGCAAACGATCAGCAGATGATGCAACAACCCATGATGCGACAACCAATGATGCAACCTATGATGCAACAACCAATGGGAGATATGAAACAATATTTGTATGATATGAATCCATTTGATTTTGATTGGAAAGATGTTATGAAAAGGGCTGTAAAATATTTGATTGAAGGTGTCGCAGTTGCATTTGTCGCATATGCATTCACACGTGGAAAATTGGATTTTAAGGAGATCTTGATGCTCGGTATAACTGCCGCATTTGTTTTTGCTATTTTGGACACATTTTCTCCAACTGTATCACTTGGCGTCAGATTTGGTGCAGGATTCGGTATAGGTCAAAGTCTATTCGGTGTCGGCGCTGCAGGGCTTCCTCTTGCTACCAGCGTTATCGCATTTTAAAATTAATACTATTAATTTCAAAATGAATAAAATCTTATTAAATAATATTGAAATATGGAACATTATAGAGAAAAATATTTAAAATACAAAAGTAAATATTTGATTCAAAAAATTAAACAAATTGGTGGAGATTGTAATATGGTATGTAGTCAATTAAATCAATTGACAAATGTTCTTGTACATGGCGATTGTTTGGACGGATTATTTACTGCTTATTTATTACGTAAAAACTGTGTGACTGACGTAACTAAATTCGAATTTATTGCCCCCGGATTAAACATTATTAAAAAATTAGATGAAATAGAAGACAATGGAGATCGTAAAATAGGATTATTTGATTTATCATTACCTGATCCTGACCAAATTACAAACAAATCATGTAATAATAATGTTTTAACGATAGATGACAAACATGTGACACATATTGTGGATCATCATTTTATGACTTTGAAATATAAAGATCTCTGTGAAAAAGTTGTCAACTATGATGGCGCATATTCTACGAGCGGCACCATTTGGAATCAGATAAATAATAAAGACATCGATGAACAACCTGAATGGAATAAAAATTTAGGTGATTCTACAGCAGCGCAAAGACTCGTTGCGTTCGTTAACGCGATTAGTAGCGGTGACAGAGGACAATTAGCGTTAAATAAAGACGGCAAGAAATTTATGTTATACATCGGATTGCAAAAAATCCTAGATCTTTACAGAGTATATAAATATAGCAAAAAAACATATTTTAGAGAAAAATATACTGATAGAAAAATAGATCCTTGGATTGGATTTACAAATATAATCGATCATTTAGTATCAAATGCAAATATTGAATTAATTCAAGTTATTGGCGCCATTGAGATCGTATCAGTCTATAATTTTTTAAATACGGGACACCAAGATATAAAATTTGTAACTCGCAAGGGTAATCTATATGATGCAAAAAATAATATTATTGATAATAACACATTGTATGTATCAAAAAGGGGTCCGTCAGATTCTATACTTGGTCAGGTTATCGGAATAACACTCAAAAATACGGACTTTGATCCCATAAATTATATTATCATATACAACAAAGATAAATATATGAGTACGGCTAGATTCATGATTCGCGACGTATCGGTAACTGGTAGTAATAAAATTGATGCGAACGATAATGCGAACACGTTGGCTAAAAAAATGAATCCAGATGATTCGGGTGGTCATGAAAGAGCATCCAGTGTCGGAATTGATGCCAACGCTTGGAATAATATGTTAAAAGTTCCAGAAATTGATCACAGTAAATCTTTTAAATTATTGCCGGCAGATGAAGAGGTATTAAAAGATGTGTTGGTAAACGCATTTGGAAATTTAGGAGCTCGCGCGTTTTGGAAAATATTTGATAAAAATGAATTCAAAACTGGGACAATATATGAAATGGTTTCAACCAATGTGGGTGAAGAATATGAAAAATATATTAATGGATTAATAGAAACAGGTCTAAATCATACATTTGTTAGTACTTCATGTGGTATGCCAATAGTGAATAAACAGTCAAGTCCACAATTGAACCCTAATGCTCAAACATATACATATCCTCGTGCAAATCCAAATTTTCAGCAAAATTCGTATCCGATGCAAAATCCTTATTTACAACAACAAAATCCGTATCGATATAATCCAAATTTGCAACAAAATTATTATCCGACACAAAATCCTTATTCTGCACAACTAAATCAATATCAATATAATCCTTATCAGCAACAATATACCACTCTAAAAGGTTCCCGCTAGTATATAATCGATAGATAAATTTTAAAATTTATCTATCAATTTAAAAAATCATAATGATCTATAAAATTTCCAACGCATGTATTCGCATATATTTTTCCATATTTTATCGTGTTGTCGGAGTTTGGTATTATTTTTTAACAGAGGAAAATAACTGATATATTCATCAAGATCCAATAATT